CATGACGAACACGAAGACCCCCGCGCAGCTCGCAGCCTCGGCCGCCAACCTCGCGCGCCGCGCCGAGCGCATGAAGGCCGAGCGCGCCGAGCGCATGGCGGAACTCACGGCGCGCATGGATGCGGCGAAGGCCGAGACCCCGAAGGCCGCCCCGGTCGCGCGATGGTGGTGAGATGCGCATCGGCTCCCTGTTCTCCGGCATCGGGGGGCTAGAGCTCGGCCTCGAGAGGGCCCGCGTAGGACGTACGATCTGGCAAGCGGAGAGCGACCCGTTCTGTCGGTCCGTGCTCGCGAGGCACTGGCCCCAGGCGCACCGGCTCGAGGACGTGCGCGACGTCTCGCCCCGGACCGTCGAGCGGGTTGACCTGATCTGCGGGGGCTTTCCGTGCCAAGACGTTTCGGTCGCGGGAAAAGGAGCCGGGCTCGATGGCGAAAGATCCGGCTTGTGGAGAGAGTTCGCCCGCGTCATTGACGAGTGCGGGCCCGCGTTCGTCATCGTCGAAAACGTCGCCCACGGGCGCGGACGGTGGCTCCCCCGGGTCCTCGCAGACCTCTCGGCGCTTGGCTACGTTCCAGCTCCCCTCACGGTTTCGGCCGGCGACGTCGGGGCCCCTCACGCCCGCGCTCGAACCTTCGTCATTGCCGACACCGACGGCCTCGCGGTACGGTACCTCGAACAATGGGGATCCCCACGACGGGCGCAAGGGGTACGCCCAGCGGGGCAAGGCGTCGCTCTGGACGCTAGCGCGAGCAGGGGCCCTCCCATTCCACCCGCCTGGATCACTCCGCCCGACGTGGACCGAATGGGCGATGGGCTTTCCCCCGGGCTGGACCGAGCCCGGCTCAGAGCCCTCGGAAACGCCGTAGTGCCACAGGTCGCCCAGGCCGTGGGCCTGGTCCTGCTCGCGTCACGTGCTAACCTGATCCTGTGAAGCCCGGCCCCTCTCTCGCAAATCTGGTCACGCCCGCGTTCCGGGCTGCGGTCAAGGACCAGCTCCGCCTGGACACCTGGATCCACGCGATCACGGGCCTCGGGGGCGCGAGCGATAAGAGCCGAGGGGCACAGATCTACGGCTTCCGCCGGCTCCTGCCCCTGGAGCTCGATGCGCTCTATCACGGCGAGGACCTGCCCGCGATCATCGTCAACAGGCTCCCCGAGGACGCCTTGGGGCGCGGGTTCGGGACGCGCGATCCCGCGCTGGACCAGGCCCTAGGTCGGCGCCAGGTGATCCGCGCGCTGACGGACGCCCGGATCTGGGGCCGGCTGTACGGGTTCGGCGCGATCTACCTCGGGCTCTCGGACCGGTGCGGCCCCCAGGATCAGCCGGCCGATCTCCGGGCCGTGAAGCGGGGCGATCTCCGATTCACGCTGACCCTCGATCGCATGGACGTATCGATCGCGGAATACCGCGGGGGCGAGCCTGAGATCTACCAGATCACGGCCCCGGGCTCGGGGCTCTCTGCCCGGATCCATGCCTCGCGCCTGATCGTGTTCGGCGGAGCTCGGACGTCCTGGCGCCAGCGCCAGGCGAACGAGGGGTTCGATCTCTCGGTCCTGCAGCGCTGCCAGGACGCCCTCCGCGACACGGATCAGACGTGGCGCGCGGTCATGAATCTCCTGCAGGACATGTCCCAGGCCGTTTTCAAAATCAAGGGCCTTGTGTCCATGATCGCGGACGGCAGGAAAGACGTCGTCCTGAACCGGATGGAGGTCGTGAACATGGCGCGGAGCATCGCTCGCGCTGTCGTGATCGATGCGGACGGCGAAGACTTCTCGCACGTCGGCGCGCAGAACCTCTCAGGGGTCGAACCCCTGCTCGTCCGCTCGATCGTGCGCCTTGCCACGGCGGCCGAGATGCCGGTCACGGTGCTGGCGGGCGTGAGCCCGAGCGGCATGAACGCGACCGGGGACGGGGAGATCCGGATCTGGTACAAGCGCGTCACGCGCGAGCGCGAGGACATCGAGCCGCAGTGCATGCGCCTCGCATCCGTGATCGCGCGGACCGAAGGGCTCGAGCCCCCGACCTCGCTCGACTGGCCCTCGCTTTGGGAGCCGACCGAGACGGAGATCGCGGACCTTGACGCCAAGCGCGCCGGCACGGACAAGATCCGGATCGACGCGGGCGTACTCGACGCCCAGGAAGCTCGGGTCATGTGGATCACGGGCGACGGCCCGGAGAGCCTGTCCGCGGAGCCCGCGCTCCCGGAGCTCGGGGAGGGCGACATGCTCGACCCAGCGCCCGCTCTGCCCTCGGACTTCGTGATCACGGACGGCTCGCTCTGGACCGATACCAAGGACGGCCACCAGATCAAGGTCACCGGGCAAGACTCGACGCGCGTGTACGCCGTGGACCTCGATTCGAGCGTCCCGGCCGAGCAGTTCGCCTGGGTCCGCCGCGTGTTCTTGGAGCGCTGCCAGCCCCGTCCGGACGGCGATGGCGAAGCGTCGGCGTAGGCCCGCGCCCGCATCGCCGCACGCCCTCGAGCGCTCCTACGAGCGGGCCGTGCGCGCGATCGAGGCGCGCATGCGCGCGGAGGTCAAAGACTACCTGGCGGGCCCGTTCAAGCGCGCCCAGAGGGCCGAGGCGGCGTCCGCTCGCGAGGACGCCCGGGACTTCGCGGATCTCGACTTCGGGCCCCTGCGCGTCCGCCTGGGGCGCCTGGCGCGCGGCGCGGGCTCCCGCATCCTGGATCAGTTTGGGAGGCGGATCAGCGCGTGGAACAAAGACGATCTCGAGCGGCTGATCAAGGTCGACCTCGGGGCCGAGCCCCCGGCCGTGCGCGCCGTGCTCGCGGCATGGCGCCGGGAAAACGTCGACCTGATCGAGTCGATCTCGACCCGTCTCCTGGACGACGTCGAGACCGTGGTCACGGACGCCGTCCGCAAGGGTACGCGGGTCGAGACGCTCGCGCGCCAGATCGGCGAGCGGTACGCTGTCTCGGACTCGCGAGCTCGGCTGATCGCCCGGGATCAGGTGCTCAAGGCGAACGCCGATCTCACGCGCCAGCGGCACGTGGAGGCGGGCGTCACGCGCTACGTCTGGAGCTCGAGTCGGGACGAGCGCGTACGCCCGATGCACGCTGACCTGGAGGGCCGGACGTGCGCGTGGGACGATCCCCCGGTCACTAACCTCCGCGGGGACCGGAATCACCCGGGAGGGGACTATCAGTGCCGGTGCGTTGCGATCCCGATCCTGGACGACTAGCGGCCGCTCGGGCCTTGCTCGCCCTCCACTGCGCGCGGCGCCGGGCCCGGAACTCGGGGTCGCTGGCGATGCGCGCTTTGTGGTACGCCGCATCCCGCTGGCGCGTGCGCGCTATCACGTCCTCGGAACTCGGCGGCGCCCCGCCCGTCACACGGCAGAGCCCGGGGCCCAGCACGGGGACGCTCAGCAGCGCGAACAGGTCCTCAACATCGGTCGCGGTGTTCTGATCCCAGGCCATCCCCGACCCTACCCCGGCCCCGATGCCCGGTCAAGCGCCGTGCTACGATCCGAGGAGATGAAGCGAGAACGCAGGCACGATGCCGCGGCCCTGCCCCTGGGCAAGCCCGAGCGCACGCCCCAGGGCGGGCTCCGCGCCCCCGCGAACCTGACCCGTGCCGGCGTCTTTGTTTATTCGAATCCCGATGGCTCCCCGCGCCGCGAGTACCGCGCACCTGCGGAGGTGTTCGCGCCCGAGGCCCTGGCCTCGCTCGCGGGCGCTCCCGTGACCCGCGAGCACCCGATCGACGGGTACGTGACCGCGGACGACTGGAGGCACAAGGCCGTAGGGCACACGGGCGAAGCTCCGCGCGCGGCCGATGACGGGATCCACGTCGAGGGGATGGTTTACGTCCAGGACTCGGACACCATCGCGGCGATCGAGTCTGGCGAGCTCGGGGAGATCTCCCTGGGGTACGATCAGGTGTATGTCCCGGGCCCCGGGGTCACGCCCGAGGGCGAGGCGTACGATGGCCGACAGACCGTGCTACGCTACAACCATACGGCGCTCGTGCCCAAGGGCCGGGCCGGTCCCACGGTCGCGCTACGGCTCGACTCAGACGGACATCAGATCCCTACGGAGACCCCCGACACCATGAAGATCACCATCGGCGGCAAAGAGTACACCGCGGGCACGCCCGAGGCAACCGCCGCGATCTCCACGCTCGAGACGCGCCTGGACGCGGCCGACAAGGCCGCCAAGGCCGAGCGGCGCTCGCGCGTCGCGATCCAGGCCAAGAGCGCCGGGATCAAGGTCCGGCTCGATGCGGACGAGGCGTCGATCATGGCCGACACGATCAAAAAGATCGCGCCGGACGTCGACATCGAGGGCGCCTCCCCCGAGTTTATTGCGGGCGCGTTCGCGGCCTCGATCTCGTTCGCGCTCAGCAAGATCCCGGCGGCCGAGGCCCCGAAGCCCGGCGCGGAGCCGACCGAGGACGCCCCCGAGGATGATGAGGCCCCGCCCGCGGAGGGCGCCGAGAAGATCCGCCAGGACGCCCACGACGCACGCCGTCAGCGCACCTCGCGCGAGGACGCAAACCCGGGCGAGCCCCCGGACGAGATCGCCCGCAGGAACATGATCAGGGCCGGCCGCGGCGCCAAGGTCTGATCGCTCGAGACCCCCACCGAACCCGAAAGATCAGGACCCCACCATGCCCCAGCTCTCGATCGATCCCGCCCCCGCCCGCGGCTACGCGGGCCAGCTCCTCCCGGGCTGCCCGAAGTACGCCGTGGCGTGCACCGCAGAGACCGGTGCCGTCGCAGGTGGCATGCCCGTCAAGCGCGGCACGAACCCGGAGAAGCAGGCACTGCCCTTCGCGCCGGGCGACACCCCGACGCAGGCGAACGTCATGGGCGTCGTGCTGCTCGAGACCTCGCGCCCGAGCACCGGGATCGAGGCCGGCAGCCCGATCGCGGTGCTCCGCTTCGGTACCTGCTTCATGGAATTCGCCGAGGCGGTCACGGCGGGCGAACAGGTCGGCCTGACCCTCGCGACCGGGCTCCTGACGGGCGTCCCCCACGGCACCGCCGCGGGCGCGCTCGCGGCCGGGATCGTCGTGCTCCCCGGGCTCCGCATCGCGTCGACGATCACGGCGGCCGGTATGGCCGCGGTTGAGGTCAACTGCTTCGGCGCGCAGGACGCGGCGACGGTCGGCGCGCTCTGATCGGCGCTCTCGCCGCCCTCTGATTCCCTCTCGAGACCCCTTAGGAAACACACACGCCATGAAGCGCGCACATCCCAGCACCGTCGCCCAGGTCGCGCCCCTCGTGGCGTATCTCAACAGCCTCGTGGCCCAGGGCCACCCCGAGGCGGGGCGCACGCGCCTCGACGCGGACGAGTCCAACATGCTCGCGCTCGCGCTCGAGCAGATGCGCTCGCGCGTGTACGAGGATGAATTTCCGGAGCTCAGGGCCCGGCAGATCCTCCCCGTCGAGAACGACATCGCCGCGGGCGCGGAGACCTTCGCATACGAGGAGACCTCGGAGGTCGGTGAGGCGAAGGTCATCACGAACTACAGTGACAACCCCCCCTCGGTCGAGACCTCGAGCCGCAAGGTGACGCATTCGATCGTCATGCTTGGGGACTCGTACTTCTACTCGATCCAGGACCTCGCGCGCGCGGCGTTCAGCGGACGCCCGCTCGAGGCCCGCAAGGCCACGGCGGCCCGACGCGTGTACGAGCGCGGTCTGGACGCCATCGCGGCCCTGGGCGCCCCCTCGGACGGCATCCCGGACGGTATCTGCAACCGGGCAGTCGGCACGGGCGCGGGCCAGCTCCGCAACACCGCGATGACCAGCGCGGCTTGGGACACGACCCCCGTCGCGGCGGACATGCTGGCCGACCTCAACAAGGCCGTGGCCGAGTTCGTGTCGGACAGCAAGGAAACGCACATGCCGAACGTCCTCGTTCTGCCGGTGCTCCAGTACCTCCGCGCGTCTCACACGATGTTCTCGGACGGCTCGCCCGAGTCGGTCCTGGAGCGCTTCAAAAAGTCCAACGGATTTGTCTCCGAGGTCCGCCCGTGGGACCGGCTCAAGAGCGTGGACGGCTCGGGCGGCAACTATAGCCGTGGCCTGCTCATGGAGAAGTCCGCGGACGTCGTCTCGCTCGTGATTCCGCAGGAATTCACCGTCCTCGCGCCCCAGCAGCACAACTACGGCTTCAAGGTCCTGGGGCATGGCCGGACCGCCGGGACGTGCGTCTACCGCCCGCTCGGTCTCCGCTACCTGACCGCGTTCCCGGACGCCTGAGCTAGAGTAGCCGACCTCGCCCCGGGGATGTAGATCCCCGGGGCGTTTTCGCGTTCGGCGCTCGGCTATGCTACCCTCGATCATGTCCAAGACTGACCGCGCAGCCCGGCCCGAGGCCCGGCCCGAGGCGCCCTCGGCCCCGCCCTCGGCCCCGCCCTCGGCCCCGCCCGAGGCATCGACGCTCGCGCCGACCGGCCCGATCAAGGTCTACAATCGGCACGTGAGCTCGGTCGGGGGCGTGCCCCCGGGGCAGTCGCGCATGGTCGATCGCGCGACGCTGGCGGCCTACCCCTGGGCGCTCCGAGCGGAGGAATAGCCCGTGGCCTCGGCGGAATGGGATGCTTGGGGGGCGGATCCGACGCCCGCGACGTTTCGGGTGATTTTCCCCGAGTTTTCGCGGGCGTCGGATGCGCTCGTCTCGAGCAGGATCGCGATGGCCGAGGCGCGCACGCCGCTCGATATCTGGGGCGATCTCCGCCCCCAGGGGCTCGCGTGGCTCGCGGCGCATCTCCTGGCGATGGCCCCCGAGGCCAAGGACATGCGCAAGGGCGAGAAGCCCGGGGAAACCATGTACAAGGGCCAGCGCGATCACCTGGCCTTGGTCGTATCGAGCGGCTTCCGCGTGGCAGGGCTCCCGGACGGGCTGTGACCGTCCGCGTCAAAGACAGCGGCGCCAGGCGCGTGCTCCGGGACGCCAAGGCCCTGCAGTCGGGCGCGCACGTCATCGTCGGGATCATCGGAGAAGACGCCGACAAGCCCGAGGGGGACAAGGGCGTCACGGTCGGGGACGTCGCGGCCTGGGCCGAGTTTGGCCTGGGGCAGCCCCGGCGCTCATGGCTCCGAGACTGGATCGACGCGGCCGACCCCGAGATCCGGCGACGGACGAGCGCGGAGATCGCGGCCGTGCTCGCAGGCACGCGCACGCGAGATCAGGCCCTCGCGCGGCTCGGCGTCTGGGCCGTGGGCGAGATCCAGAAGAGGATCGCCGCAGGCATCGCGCCCGAGAACGCGCCCTCGACAATCGCCCGCAAGGGCTCGAGCACGCCCCTGATCGCCAAGGGTCAGTTTCGGGGCTCGATCACGAGCAAGGTGGTACCCAAGTGAGCGTGCAGACGGCCCTTCCCGCGGCGATCCAGCTTATCCTGGGGGACCAGGGCCTCGACGTCGCCTGGGGGGCCAAGACGGCCCGGTGGCGGGACAGCGGGCGTCACGTGCTCCTGAGCGTCGTCGGGCGCCCGCGCATCGGCACGGACGAGCGCCGCTATGCCGCGGCCGTCAACCCGGACGACGTGACCGAGCGCGTGTACGGCGTGCGCCGGCTCGTGATCCAGGTCCAGGTCGAGACCGATGACCAAGACCTCGACGCGAGCGCTAGCGAGCTCGGGGACGTCATCGCCACCGGCTTCGCGCGCTCAGACGTCCTGGATCTGCTCTGGGCCGAGGGCGTCGGCAACCCGCGGCCCCAGCCACAGCAGCGTGGGGACTACCGCGACGATCACGGGGATACCCGGTCGGCCGTCGTTTTCGAGATCTGGTTCAACACGTCCCGGACGCACACGGGCGCGACGATCCCCAGACTCCGCGCCGCGGAGGTCTCGGGCGAGATCGCGGACGGCGGGCCCCCGATCGGGCCGGTCACGGTCGGGCCGGTGGACTAGGGCTCACGGCTTGCAGGATCAGGCGTTCGAGGGTGTTCATCCCGATCTGCTATCATGGGACCGTGAGCCGCGCAACCCGCATCGCTCGAGAGGACGAATAAATGGCGCTCTCCGAGCACATCACCACGACGATCCAGGCGGGCACGGTCAACCCGGCCCGCGCCGGCTTTGGCGTGCCCCTCTTCATGGGACATCACTCGGCCTGGACCGGGGACGAGGTGCGAACCTACCGCACGTTCTCGGAGATCGCGGCGGACTTCGCCGTGCACGAGATGCCCTATCGGTGGGCCTCCGCGATCTTCGCGCAGTCCCCGCGCCCGCCCCGGATCAAGATCGGGCGCATGGAAGCTCCCGCGACGGGACACACGACCGTCCTGGACTTCGCAGACCTGGCCACGGGCACGAGCATCGCGGGATCGGTGGTGAGCCCCCTCGGGGTCACGACCCCGATCGCGGTCACGTGGACCACGAACATCGCCACGACGCTCGCGCTGCTCGAGACGGCCCTGGAGCTCGTGACCGGGATCGCATCGGCGACCGTCGCGGGCTCGGTCGTGACGGTCCTCGCGACGGCGGGCGTCGGGCAGTTCCACTTCAGCTTCGCCACGGCGGGATGCCACGTCCGGGACACCACGGCGGACTGGGGTTACGATGTAGCGCTCTCCGCGGCCGTGCTCCGGGACGCGGACTTCTACGCCGTGTCCGTCGGCTCGAACAGTCCCAAGAACATGGATAAGGTCGCCCGGTGGGCGCTGTCCAACGACCGGCTCGCGTTTTTCTCGCCGCAGTACACGAAGCCCTCGCAGTTCGGCTCCGGGGAGTTCAGCGCGGGCGCGGACTACACCGCGCTCCTGGCGAATGACGCGGCCGTGGGCCTCTTCACGGAGGCGCCGCGCACGACGTTCGCGGAGGCGGCCTGGTTCGGGGGCATGCTCCCGCGCGATCCGGGCAGCGCGACGTGGAAGTTCAAGCGCCTGAGCGGCGTCGGGGCGAGCACGTACACGTCGACGCAGAAGACGCAGATCGAGGCCGTGAACGGCAACCACTACACGGCCACGAACGCCATTGGCGTGACGTCCAAGGGGACGGCGTTCGGGGGCGAGTGGATCGACGTCGTGATCGGGCTCGCGTGGCTCGAGGCGCGGCTCGCGGAGCGCATCTTCGCGCTGTTTGTCAACAACCCCAAGATCTCTTACACGGACGCGGGCTTCGCCCTGATCGTGGCCGAGGTCCGGGCCCAGCTCAAAGAGGCCGAGGATCGCGACGTCCTGGACGCGGGCTGGGCCGTCACCGTTCTCCCGGCGCTCGACCAGGCCACGGCGGACCGTGCAGCCCGCATCATGCGCGGGCTCGAGTTCTCGGCGCGGCTCGCGGGCGCCGTCCATGAAGTCAATCTCACCGGGACGGTGACGGCGTGAAGACCTACGATCCGAGAAAGTACGACCTGATCTTCGCGGGTGTCCACCTGAACGAAGGGATCGCGGACGGGACCTTCCTGACGCTCTCGTCGGTCGGCCCGGGCTTCACGAGCAAGGCGGGCGTCGACGGCGAGGTCACGCGCACGCGCATGCACGACACGCGCTACACGGCGCGGCTCGTGCTCATGCAGACGAGTGAGGTCAACGACCGTCTCTCCACGATCTACGCGGCGGATCGCGCGGCCACGAACGGGCAGGGCGTGGGCGTGTTTTTTGTTCAGGACCGGGCCGGTACGACCGTGCTAGAGGCTGCCAAGGCATACATCGCGGACGATCCGGACGTGACCCTGGACATGGAGGCGTCGACCCGTGAGTGGCTGTTCGAGCTGACGGGCACGACCATGACGCACGGCAGCAACCCGGACGACTAGCCCGGAGCTCGGCCGCTTGGAGACGCCCCGAGGGTTCCGACCCCCGGGGCGTTTTCGCTTTGATCCGTGCTACCTTCGATCTATGGCGAGAGAGCAGCGATCCACTACGATCGACGGGGTTTGGTTCGAGGTCACCCAGCTCGGGTTCAGCGACGGCCGGAAGGTGTTCGTGCGGCTGTCCAAGCTCCTGGGCCCGTCCATCGCGGCGCTCGCGGACAAGGCCCCGAGCCTGGCCGCGCTGGCGTCGTCGCGCGGGCTCTCGGATGCCGTCACGCGGGCCCTGGGGGCTCTCGAGGACGAGGACCTGGAGTGGCTCACGTCCGTGGTCGCCAAGGGCGCACGGTACAGCCTGGACGGCGGCACGAAGCGCCCCATGCTCGACGCCGGCGCGCGCGAGGAGCTGTTCTCCGGTCGGATCACGCTCTGGGGCAAGTGGCTCTTCTGGGCTTTGTCGGAGAACTTCGGGGATTTCTCCGAGGCTCTCTCGGCCCTCCGCGGGCCCGGCCGAGAGGGCGAAACGCCGGCAAGCTCGACGGCCTCGATCAAGAGCTAGGGGCGCCCCCGGACGTCGACTGGACGACGTGGCGCCTCGTGCTCTCGGATCGGATGTCCGCGAGCCTGATCGAGATCGAGACGCAGTGGACGATCGAGGACGTCCGCCGGGCTCACCTCGCGCTCGATCTGGCCGAGGATCTGGCAGTCCTGGTCGAGCGCCGGCTCCGCCCCCCGGACCCCCGGCGCTAGGGGCTTCATTCTTTCGAGCGGCCGAACATTCTTTCGCACCTCGCGCACGCGGCCACGGGCCATCGGTGTAGGTGGACCCCGCACGGCGACCTGGACGCCTCCCACGCCTCGGCCTCGGCCACGAGCTCCGCAAGGCGGAACCGCATCCCGCGGGATGTTCCGAGGTCGTGGGCGTCGATCTCTAGCTGGACCAGGAGATCCGGGTCCATGGCCCGGGGCATCACAGGGCCTCCGCTCGCGTGCACTCACCCTCGATCGCCGCCAGGATGCCCGACGTCATGCGGTCCCACGCCGCCGACGCCGACTCCGCCCGCGCCGCCGACGACTCGCCCGCCCTCGCCGCCGCCGCCGCCGCCGAGCGCGCCGCCGAGCGCGCCGCCGAGCGCGCCGCCGAGCGCGCCGCCGAGCGCGCCCCCCACGCCGCCCCCCACGCCGCCGCCGC